CAGCTAAAGCGTCATAACCTTTGATACCTCCTGTACCAAGAGCACCGGCATTCGACGCAATCTGAGCTACTCCGGTGGCCGCTGAGCCTAACGTCGGGACCACCGAAGCCATATCTTGAAAGTCTTGGGCTTGGGCCATGGCTTCGGCTTGGGCTATGGAGTTAGCAACGGCAGCATCGGCATCAGCCTGACTAAATCCAATATCACCTTCCACTGCGCTCGCTGCGGCGGCGGCGGCTTCAGCATCTACTTGAGCTTGAGCAGCGTCCATTGCTGCGGAGACTGAACCAAAGTCAATGGCTACGTTACCACTAGTATCTGCATCTCCACCCAAACCCGGAGAGATGCCACCAAACATTCCAGGGACTGATGCATCATATGAAATTGAATCAGCAGCAGCATCGGCAGCGGCAGAAGCAACATCTCCACCAAAAAAATAACCGGGGACTAAGGAGCTAATCCCTTGCGGCACCATCCCAGTTGGGGGCTGCATGGCGTTCGTAAAAGTTGCCATTGAGTGATTGAAGTATTCTCGACCTGGGGCGTTTCCAGGGGGCAAATTGGGGGCCGATTGCATTTGAGCCCCGCCCGGTTGAGAACCGAACATTGCAGGTGACTGGCTAGATGGTTGATTATACATATACTTCGCCTAAGATGTTCATAGGTGCGCTAAAAGCAACCGTATAGTAGAGGCGAGTTGGTAAAGCGTTTGCCTAGTAGCCTCTAAGATGCCATTGAAGCACTAAGACGCAACGACTTCAACCATTGCTTCTTTCAAAAGCAACCCCAAAAGCCCCTCAAGTGGTGGAAAATCGCCCAAACCAAATTTTAGTGGTGTTATAATAAAGCTAAACAAGAGTGAACGAGATGGCTGAATCCGCCTCAAAAGATGCTTGCTATAAGAAAGTAAAGGCCCGATATAGGGTTTTTCCCAGTGCTTATGCATCTGGAGCTATTGCTAAGTGCCGCAAGGTCGGTGCGAAAAACTGGGGCGAGAAGGCAAAGAAGATGAATGAGGGTGGCAGTGTCACTAAGGGGTGTGGTGCTGTAATGCGCCGCAAGCGGTATAAGGTGTACTGATGAATGATGTTGTTGAGCTTTGGCCGATAATCTCGGGAATCGTTATGGTCGCTGCGATTGGCATTGCATTCCGCTCTGAGGTGAACGTGCGGATTAAGGTTCTTGAAGACAAGATCACAGTATTGTTTAACTTGTTTAATGACATGAGCAGGCGCGACAAGTAATGGCAATTAGTCGCGCTAATACGAGCAAGCAAGTAAGCACTGGGGGGCGCGTTCGCAAGTCTCCTAAAGGTGCCGCACTCAAACGGTGGTTCAAGGAAGATTGGGTTGACGTTAAAACCGGGAAGCCTTGTGGTCGCAAGAAAAGCGAGAAGCGGGGAACCCCTTACTGCCGCCCCAAGAAGCGTGTTTCCTCAAAGACACCTAAGACTGTTGGGGAAATGACGCCTTCAGAGAAAAAATCTCGGGTCAAACAGAAAAAAAGACTAGGTCAACCGGCGGGAAAACCCCGTAGAGTTGCCCCATTGAAGAGGAAAAATCGTGGCTAGCAAGGTAACGCAGACTGCGTGGCACCCCGTTCCGCTCAGAAAGAAGACAACTATAGGTTGCGGCGTCCGCTCTAGGCCAAAAAACAAGCAAAAACGCTTGAATTGGAAGAAATACAAGGGCCAAGGACGTTAATTAGACCATTCTCACAAAAACCATCCCCGTTTTTTCCATGAAATCGCGGGTCATGGTGGAGAATCTCCTGAGCATTGCTGTTAATTCGGGTGAAAACTGCATCGCCCTCATTTCTGCACGATGCATCCACCACCCTGGTGGCTTAATGTTTACGTGACCCGGCACCTCTTCTTGGCTAGCAGTCATCACGAGTATGCGTTTTGCATTGTTGCAGACGGTGTCTAGGTAGTTTCCTGCATATTCCGGGGGTATGTGTTCAGCAACCTCCACAGACCACACGACATCGAACTGTTCTGGGAACACCACAGGGGCCTTACAGAGGTCGATTAGGGCGATATTCGGGGGTCCAAGCACAACTGGGTCCACATCGATGCCAAAAGCCTTAAAGCCCACTCTTTCTGCTGCTTTGACTTGCCCACCTACGCCGCATCCGACATCCAATAGTGTTTTGCAGCCGAGCCTACTGAGCAGGGATAGAGCGCCTATGTCCGTGTGAGTTACGTTGTGACTTCCTCCTGCGTAGGGCGGGGCTTCGTAGGTTCCGGCGTTCCCTTCGTTATTCATCGAGGGTTGCCTTGAGTTCATACGATAAGCTCGCATATCCAGCGGTATCGACGTAGTCGTCGATGTTCATCAAACCGTTTTGAGAACGGGCTATCTTCTGAAGGACCACAAGCTGAGTGATGTCATGGGGTTCAAGGGGTTTCCCATCTTTTCCGTAAAGGTAGACGTTCCAGTATTTGGCAGTTTGCGCGTATAGCTTGTGAGGATTTCCGTGTGTTTTTTCTCGGTCCCCTGTTACCAGTTGCAGGGCTTTTTCAAGAATCTTCTTCCGGAGCATTTTATTCCCTTACTTTGGCTTAATAAGGGCGGGAGCCTACACAAGTCGGTTGGGACTGTCGAACACCCATGACTAATGAGTTGACATTCGCGCACAGTGACTTACTCTAAGTGCGATACTTCTAGTCAGAAGACCGGAAAGGCATATAAAGGGAGCGAGCCATATCGCCTGAAAAGCATTCACGTGGAGCGAGCCAAAAAGAACGAAAAGCAAAAACCGGTGAACGAGCCAAATGGAGAGAAAAGCAGCATAAATGAGCGAGCCAAGAGTCGCGAAAAGCAACTATAGCGAGCGAGCCATAGAGAATGACGAGCAGCACAACAGAGCGAGCCACGTTTGGTGATGAGCAAACAAACCGAGCGAGGAGATGACTTGTGGCTACTGATACTAGGGGTGGGTTCCTAGTGGTGCTATAAAGTAGCGATGTACGGCATTCGATCATTGCAGTAGGGCTCTGGTGGCTAGTTTGCCCTTATCTGCTTGTGTGCTGCTTCTTCTTTGCCCCGAACTTGAGTACATCCGGATCTTGGACTCGGAGCTATTCCGCAGGGCCGATTCTCTGTCAACTCAAGAGCCTCCAAAGGAAGTTGAAAGGGTTGAGGAGCCACGGGTGCTGCCCCCGATACCCAGGGAAAAGCCTCCCCGGCCTGTCGAGCCTCTAATTAACTACATTTTGCCGAACTTTAAGCTGGATTGAATCGATTATTTTTTTCGAGACATGAAGGCAGCGGCCCCGAAGTAAGCTGAAACGACACCAGCCATGCCGATATAAAATAGGCTGAATAGGTCAGATAGGGCCTTAATCCGTGAATCCGGAAAGATTGGCAGGAAGACCATGGCGGTAAAGACCAGCATGGCGATCATGGCAACCCAGGCCATCCTTCTCTGAGCATCCTGCTTCTCATGCATATCAAGGGCGGCTGACGCCACTAGTTCGCTGTCGGAGACAATCCCATCCCCATCAAGGTCCAATGGGTTGTACTTACTGCCGCTCTCTAATTTCTTCTGAACCATGGGGATACCCGATAAAACCAAACTCATGGGCATTCTACGCTAATTGATGAAAATCGAAAAAAGCGTTTTGTTTAAATTTTTGAAAAAAATATTTTGCTTATGTTCAATGACTTATTTTGAGGACCAGCCCCAAACACGCGGAATCAGGCGGTTTCGGTCAATTTTAAAAATCGGGTGTGGTATACTTAGTGTGCTACCTGTTCTTTGACATTGTGAATATGAAACCGCGTTCGATGCGGGACTTAGGAAAGTCGTGGGCCTCCAACCTTGGAGAAGTCTATGACAAAGTCATTATTTAGCTCACTGCTAGGTGAGGCGCTTGGAGTTTCCAAGCCGAAGACAAAGAAAAAAGATATCTACGCGACAGCCAGAGCAAAGGCCAAGCGGATTGCCAAGAGGATCGGTGTCGAAATTGAGATTTGCCGGATAGGTCGGGACATCGACTACGACGTGTTTCCGTCAAAGGGCATTGAAGACCCCTTCGAGTACGGCAGACACATTTGTTACGACTGGAACGAAGTGCTCGAAATGGTCGAGGTCTACGAGAAAATGGTGGTCGGAGTGAAAATAACCAAAGCTATGGCACGGTCGATTGCCAAAACCATCGACAACGCCGGGAACCTCGACTGGCATGCGATCAGGGACCATGTAGACACAGCAACGTCAGGTGAACTCGACGCCTTCAAACTCGACATGATGACCGACTGGGTTGTCGAGGAGTGCGACAAGAAATAATCAAGTAACAACAACCACGGCTCACGGCTTTCCTAATTCCTGTAAGCGGATTGAATTTTGTGGTGATTATGGGTGGGGGATACGCTACGCGGCTAAATCTGTGTCAACCCCACCCAGGGGGGTACGCAATAATAAATCACTTGACCCGACAGAAAGGCTAGGGTCTTAGGGTACCTTGACCCCAAGCCCCAGCCCCTCGGTTGGATTAGAAAGTTAGTTGTTGGAACACAATCCAGAGTCCATAGCAGCAAACCAAAACACCGCATGGAATGTAGATCGACATTACCGTTCTGAATATAAAACGGTTGCGCCGTCTCCTGGCTCTACTGTTCATGCTTCAACCTTCTGCTTGCTGTTATCGACGACGAGTCGATCTTCCTCATCTGCATCTTCTAGCCAACTAACTAGGCCAAACTCACCAACACTTAATATGCCGATCAGTATCGGGATGTCGTAAGGATTTACCGGGCTACTGGACATATCCTCGCCGTCGTAGAATCTCCCTGCGTATCTCTCTTGCAATTCACGATCTTGCTTCCAGCGCCGCTGCCATTCAGCTTCGTGATTGAAATGTTCCGGAGACACCTTTGCGAACTTGCCAACCCTTCGGTTGATGTCGCGTGTCTGATGTTGGACCAGCGTCACACCAAGTCCTGTCGGCTGTATTAAAAATGTAACTTTCATTTTCTTATCCATTCTTAGTTAGTGGGGGCGAACACTGCGCCCGCCCCCGTTTCGTTAATCAGTAAGACTGTCGGAATAGGCTAGCCTAAGATGACGGAACACGATTGCCTGAGCCGCGTCGAGTCCCAGGCCATTGCCGAGAACCTTTCCAGCGCCGCCCGCCATTTCCTCGAAGCCACTGCTCGCGACAACCGAGGCCTTGTCCGCCTCGTCCACGATAATGTCGCCGACGCTCACGCTATGCATTTGGCCAACCGTTAAGACTTCGCCGCCCTCGTGATTGCCGAAGACGAAAGCCTCGTCGAGGTTTCTTGCTGGGATTACCGCCACCGGGACGTACATGTCCAGGCGCTTTAGAGCGCCCTTCGACACGCTGCCCTCGGGCTGAAAGCCTCCCATCATTTCGGCGGCATCGTCTGCGTTCTCGCGGTAGTCGATCTGGAAGACTCGGTAAGTTTCTTTTTTCAGCATTTTCTTATCCCTTCTTGGTTTGGTGGGGGCCAGCACCTTGCCAGCCCCCGGTTGATTGCTCAGTGAACAAACGTGGCGCGGAGCGTGTCGCAACTAACGCGATGACCCAGGACGGCAGCGCCCACACCCTTAACCGCGTGCGTTCCCTGGGGGAGGGTTCTTACCTCGACTTCGGAAAGTTTCGCCCGAGCCTCTGCCGCGACAGACGCTCTGTCGAGGAACTCAAGTTCCTCACGAATTTTCAAGGGAGCGTCCGCGATCAGGCCGTTGATGATCCCGGCACGTTTGCGCCGAGCGGCTGCGGCCTCGGCCTTATTCTCCAGCCAATCGAGGGTGAACTTGCCGAGGCGGGTATTCATTTTTAGGTTCCAGATATTAGCCATTTGATCTTCTCCAAGGTTGCTGGGGTAGCTACCCCCGTTTGTCTCTAAGCTAGGCTTAGCTTATCGATCTACACACGACTTGTCTACTACTATTAATGCACCCAGATGAGGCCAGATCAGGCCAGGATAAGGGGGTTTAGAGGAGGGGTAGGAGGGCCCAGGGGCCAGAGCCCAAGACCCAAGGCCCAGGAACCGAACCCCAGACCCGACCCGACCCGACAGCATCGAACCCGACCCGACCCATCCCGACCCGACAGCCCGACCCGACACAAAAAAAGGGCCCGCACGAGGCGAGCCCAATTTTCAGTATGTGACCCGACTACGCAGCGCGGGCCATGTTTTGCAGGTTGGCAATCCAGACCACGGCGCGGTCCTGGCGACCCTCACCTAACGCGAGCGGGTCAGTGTTTTGCCGACGACGTACCGAAGGCATTGCTTCCGCTGTATTGCGTGGCGTTGACCATGCGGTTACAGCCGAAACGAGGGACCATAGAGTCTGACCGCGATCTTCCGACTCTTGTTCGAACTGCGACATAAGCAACTCAAGTTCGTTTCGAGGCGTCTGGAACACTGGCGAGCGTTTGTCCTCTTTCGCGTGCTCTTTTACCGCCTTGAGACCCTTTAGCAATTCGCGAGCGGTCTTCGCCGTGATCTTCGTGTCCGCCCATTTCCGGATGATATCGGCCTGCTGTTGGGCCTCCACCATCGCGGTGGCAATTTGATCGGGCGATACCCGGAACATGGTGTCTTCGGCGTGGCGGGTATGCTTCGCCTTAAAAACTTCGGCCAAACTGTTAAAGATCATCCCATTGTCACAGAAGTGATCGAACATCGCGACCGCAACACTTGTGCCGGTAGAATTGTCGTAACTATTCCGAAGGAGAATCTCAAGCGATACCTTGGTCTCATGGTGTTTGCCGAGTTGACGAATACTAAAGCAAAGATCCTTCAGAACGTAACGGACACTCCAGCGCCCGCCGCTACGTCCGCCTTGGGTCGGGATAATATCCAGTTCACCATGGTATCCACCCTCGCGGATAGAGCCCTCCATCATGTCATGCGCGACCCGATTTTGGATCACCTTGTAACTAGGCGACACGGTGCCGACGCATTGGGCAGCGTCAAACAATCCTACGTGGGAAGCTTTGTTGCCCTGACCGTCGAATAGCTCCCGGCGATCAATTGGAGCGACAAAACGCGCCATGTTATCCGGGTACTGGTTCAGAACCGGGAGCCGCATGGTGGGGGCGGTGGAGGTCCAAGGTGATAGTGCTACTACGTTGCTCATTTTCGGTATCCTTTTATGTCGTGCCGGGCATATCGCCCACCCTGATAATAACACCATCCCCACACGATAAGCAACATATTCTAGCTAGAAAATAACGCACACTTCCAGGCCCAGGCCCATGCCCATACCCACCATGCCCACGAACCCCCATATGCCCTACCGCATGGGACCAAGTGCCCTACCAAGCCCCGACCCGACTCCCGACCCGACCCGACTATTATCCCGACCAAAAAAAAAGGCCCCGACTAAGCGAGGCCCCGACTCCCGACTCCGTAGTCGCTATAGGAACGTATAGTCATCGTCATGACGTAATAGGACGACTTCGATTCTGTGATCGACTCCG